AGGTTAAGCTCATACAAATAACACAAAATCCAATAGATGTAATGTGGACAGCGGCAAGAACCTGTTATTCAGAAAAGTCCCCTATTGAAATGTGGGAAGACAGGTATGGGGCTACTTCAGACGATTGCGAACATACTCAAGAGTGGATAGAGCAATGTGTAGAGAAGCATTGGAAGCTTGTTAAACAAGTATTAGATAGTGGACATCAGTCTATTGCAGAACATGTTTATTTTACATTTGCCATTGAAGGTATAAGTAGAGCATGCTCTCATCAATTAGTAAGACATAGAGCAGGTATTGTATTTTCTCAGCAATCTCAAAGGTATGTAGAGATTAAAGAGCCATTACAAGAGCTCAGGGATATAAGAGAACACGGTGGGGTTGCTAAAACTGCTGGGACTGTAGAGAAATATTTTGTTCCGAATCAAGACGGAATGTCTGGTTTAAAATATGCAGAATTAGATTGTCTTGCAGAATATAGAAGACTTATAGAAGAAGAAAGCATGGCACCAGAAGACGCTAGGGCAATTCTTCCAAATGCAACAAAAACAAATATTACAATGTCTATAAATTATAGGGAGCTAATTCATATCTGTAATTTAAGATTATGTACAAGAGCTCAGAAAGAAATAAGAGATCTATTCAACCTTATTGTAAAAGAAGTTGAAAAAGAAGACGAAAGATTAGTAAAATACCTCGTCCCGCAGTGTGAGATGCTTGGGGTTTGTACTGAGCACCAATGCTGCGGTCGTAAACCGAAGTTAAAAGAAATAATGGAAGTTTATAAAAGAGAAAAGTAACTTTATTAAAGAAGGAGAAAAAACATGAATTTCATTCCACACTTATCCCCAATTTTAATTGTTGCGGGTGTATCATTTTTAGCAGTCTCATTATTCATTAAATGGGTGTTGAGTCTGCGTGTAGTAGTACCTACGTCAGAAGTGCACGTAGTACAAAGAGCTGGAGAAACTATCCTCTACGGAAAGGCAGCTCAAACAAAAGATAATAAAACAGGAAATGCTTATTATGCTTTTCCGTCTTGGCTACCTGTTATTGGAATTACAAAAACTGTTTTAGGAACAGGGATTTTTGACAGAGACCTTAAAGACTATGAAGCTTATGATAAGGACCGTTTACCTTTCATGGTTGACGTAAAAACATTTTTTAGAATTAAAGATTTTGACGCAGCTTCTATTCGTGTAACAAGTATGAAAGAGTTAGAAGAACAGTTAGACGGTATTGTTCAAGGGGCTGTTCGTTCGTTACTTGCTAAAGAAGACCTTGAATCTATAATGTCTGAAAGAAATAAATATGGTAAGCAGTTTACAGAAGAAGTTGCTCCTCAGTTAGAACAATGGGGTGTAGAAACTGTAAAGAATGTTGAATTAATGGATATTAGAGACTCAAGAGATTCTAAAGTTATTCAAAATATAATGGCTAAAAAGAAATCTCAAATTGAAATGGAAAGTCGTACAACCGTTGCTGAAAATACTAAAAAAGCAAGTCAGGCTGAAATAGAATCTCAGAAAGAAATTGCTCTTAAACAACAGGACGCTGAAAGAGAAGTTGGATTAAGAAAAGCTCAAGTAGCCCAAGAAGTTGGTATAGCCGACGAAAAACAAAAGCAAGAAGTTCAAGCACAGGCTAAAGTAACTGCTGAAAAAGAAATGGAAGTTCAAAGAGTGCGTGAAGTGCAAACTGCTGAAATTGAAAAACAAGCAGCCACAGTCAGAGCTGAACAAGATAAAGCTGTTATTGAAGTTAATGCTAAGGCAGCAGTAACTAAAGCGGACGCTGACAAAAACGTTAGAATTCTTAATGCTGAAGCAAGTCAACAACAGACTATCCTTGAGGCAGAAGCAACGAAGCAACAGATTGAATTAAGAGCAGACGCTGACCTTAAAGTTGCTACAAATACTGCTAAAGGTATTGAGGCAAAAGGTAAGGCTCAGGCAGAAGCAGATAAATTGAGTAAGATAGCCTCAGTTCAAGACCAAGTAACTTTAGCAAAAGAAGTTGGTGAAAATAAACCTTATCAAGAATTCTTAATTGCTCAAAAGCAGATTGAAGTACAAGGTAGCGTAATGAAAGAAGTAGGTGTTGCTCAAGCTCAGAATTTGGGTAATGCAGACATTAAAATGTTCGTTAATTCAGGGTCAGTTCCTGAAGGAGTAGGTAAGGCTGCAAGTATATTTAATCCTGATACAGCTATGAATGTAGCGTCTATGCTTGAAGCTTTCAAATCAACTCCTATGGGAGCAGAAATAGTTGATAAGCTACTTGGTACGGGTAACGTTGTTAAAACTGTAGAGACAATTGAACAAGTTAAGACAGCTGCGAATAAACATAAAGATAAGTAAATTTAGCGTATTTCTGAATTCCATGTTCCCTACTCAAAAGGTAGGGAATTTTTTTATAAAATTTGCATATTTTTTAATTTATGCTATAATGAAATTATAAAAAGGGAAGGCATGAAATATGAGAGTAAACAGTGTGACAGCTTCTTCCCCTCAAGTAAATTTCAAAGGAAGAAATATTATGGGAAGAGAAGCAATCAGATTAATACCTTCGTCAATGAGAACACCTCTTGAAGAAAGTATAGCAAAATTAATGGAGATGGTTCCAACTCCAACAGTAGTAAAAAAATTTGCTAATGGAGAAACTTATGTAAACATTATGGGAGACATGAGAAATAAAGACGTATTCCTCATGCCTACTATTGGAAGAGCAGTAAATGACAACCTTATGGAGACTTATCTTAAAGCCGACGCAGCTAAAAGAATGGGGGCCAATCGTGTTGTAGCAGTTATGCCAAACTTTCCGTATGGAAGGCAGGAGCGTAAAACTCAATTTGGTGAACCTATCTCTGCAAGGTTGAACCTATCTTTGTTGCATGCTTCAGGAGTTGACGAAGTTATTTCTACAGACATTCACGCAGCAGCTCTTCAGGGGTTTGCTCGTCAAATGAAATTAACAGATCTAAGCTCTTTAGAAGAAATGACAGCTTACTTTAAGGGTAAAGTAAACTTTAAACCCGAGAATTTAGTAGTAGTCTCCCCTGATTTAGGAGGAGTAAAAAGAGCAGATAAATTTGCTAAAGAACTTGGCTGTGAAAAAGCAATTATTTATAAAAATAGAACAGGGCATAATCAGGCAGTAGCGGAATCCTTATTAGGCGACGTAGAAGGTAAGGATTGTATTATTTATGATGATATTATAGATACTGCAGGGACAATAACAGAAGCTGCAAGAATGCTAAAAGAAAACGGAGCAAATAAAATTTATATTGCGGCTTCTCATGGATTGTTCAACGGCCCCGCTTTAGAAAGGTTAGAAAAGGCTCCTATTGAGGAAGTAGTAGTTACAAATTCAGAGTTAAAACCTGCTTTAGATAAAATTAAGCAAGTAGATATAGCTCCTAAAATTGTGGGTACTATTTTAGATATTTCAGGTTAGGAGGACGTGATGAGTACTCTTATTGATAACTTAATTGATTTAAGAACTTGCAATCAAGAATTTAATGGAGCATGGTATATAGCCAAACCTTATGAATTCTTTGGGTTTGCTACTTTTATACGTAGATTAAAAGACGCTTGGAGAGTTTTGACAGGAAAATCAAGGGCTTACCATTTTTATGAAGATACTTTAAAGAAAAGACCTAAAGTTATACATATGATAGAAGGAGAGTAAAGAAGTATGAGCTGCTTATTAGACCACGCAAGGAATGAATTAAAATTAGCTGGGTACAATATTGATACCCCAGATAAGAATAGCTTTGAATCTGACGAAGATTATGGAAATGCATGCGCCAAAAATGCTTATGAAATGTTAAAAGTATTTTCTTCGGCAGATCATTCAGGGTTTTCAGCAGGAGCCACACTTGCTTTATTTAATAAATTAGCAGAATTTAAGTGCCTGACTCCTTTAACCAATAATCCTGACGAATGGATGGATACTTCGGAGTTCCAAGGAGAACCTGTAGGAACGCATTTTCAGTCAAAAAGACAGAGCTCTTGCTTTTCAGACGACGGATTAAAAACTTACTATGATATAGATGAAAAAGCAAATAAAGAGTATGACCTCGATGAAAAAGGGAAAAGAACAGGTTGGGTTCATATGAAACCCCGTGAAGAGTGGGTTCACCATAAATTAGAGGATTATAAAAAATGAGAAGGAGCGGAGGGTACAGAATAATGAAAAATGAGGTTACTATGTTGGTTAGGCTATCATGATTATGAATATAACAAAGATAGAACCAAAAGATGGTGTAAGCACTGCGGTAAGTGTCAAGAGAGGTGCCTGCTTGATTTATTTTGGGCAACGTGTGTTGACGGAGAACCAATAGAAGACCCGCAACCACAGTAACCTTGTAATTACTTTTGAATTGTGGTAATATAAAAGTAATTATGTAGGTAGCCAATAGACTGGAATGTTGAAGCTACTTAGAAAGGAAAGAGAAAATGAGATATTTATTTGTATTAAGAGGGGCACCCGCCTCAGGTAAGAGTACATGGATTAAAGAAAATGAATTAGAACCATATACATTAAGTACAGATAGTTTAAGATTAATGTATCAATCTCCTGTAACAACTGCAGAAGGAGATAGAAAAATTTCCCAAAATAATGATAAGGAAGTTTGGAATTTACTTATGGAGCTTCTTGAAAGAAGAATGGAAAATGGTGAGTTAGTTGTTATAGACGCTACTCATTATAAATCTTCCCTTATAAATAGATATAAAGACCTTGTATCAAAATATAGATATAGAGTTTATGTTGTAGATTTTTCTAATGTATCAGAAGAAGAATTAAAAAGAAGAAATGCTACAAGAGGATTTAGAAAAGTTCCAGATGAAGTAATTGAGAAAATGGTTGTAGCCTTAGCGGATACTAATGAAGTTAAAAAACAATATAAAATAGTATCTCCTGAAGAAGCAATTACATTAATAAATTCTCCCTTAGAGCCATTTGACGTAAATGAATATGAAAAAGTTGTAATCTTTGGGGATATACATGGTTGTTATGACCCATTAAAAGAATATTTTGATAAGAATCCATTTAATGAAAATTACAATTATATTTTCTGTGGAGATTATTTAGATAGGGGATTACAAAATAAGGAAGTTTTGGAATTTTTAATTTCTTTAAAAGATAAAAAGAATTGTGTATTCTTAGAAGGTAATCATGAGAAATGGTTGAGAATATATTCTCAAAAAGATTATGATATGGATTACTACGAGAATAGACCTGTTGAGTATAAAGACCCATTTGTTACTAAATTAATTGCTCAATTAAAAGACAAACAAGTTATTTTAGAGAAAAAGATAAATAAGAATAAAAATATGTCTGAGGAATTGTCTAAGCTATTAAGGGAATCTTGGGAAACAAATCCTGAGAACAGAGAAGTATTTTATAGATTTGAAAAAATAAATGTTCCTGAAAAACAAAAGGAATTACATAAAGAAATACAAGAATGTGAATACAGGTTAGAAAAACTAATTAGATTAATTACTGTGCTGCAGCATGAAGAGCACAATACGAAAGATTTTATACAAAATTGTAGAGAATGGTTTAAAGAAGAGTTCTCTACGGATTTATCTTTAGATATTACAAACATTTTAGAAAAGAATTATAATGTGGAATCTAAAAGAAAACAAAATCCAATTCGTTCTTTAGAATTTATAAAAAGAACATATCCACAAATCAAAGATATTGATAAAACAGAAATAAGAAGATTCTGCGATAGATTAGCACAAATGAGTTATTTTACATTTAATGGACATGATTATTTGGTAACTCATGGTGGTGTACCATGTATGCCTACAATGAAAACACAAACAATAGAATTAATTAAAGGTGTAGGTAAATATGAAGACCATGATAAAATAGATAAACAATTTAATGAAAATGAAGAAAAGAATAAAACATGGACAGTCCAAATACACGGTCATAGAAATGTAATGAGAGTTCCTGTTGTATCAAATGAGAACATGACATTCAATTTAGAAGGTCAAGTAGAGTTTGGTGGACACTTAAGAATTGTAGAACTTGGAGATTTTCCTGAAGGACATTGGAATATTGTAGAAATTAAGAACGAGACTTATGATATTCCAGAAGTAAAAGAGGAAGAAGAAAAATCTGACATAGAACTGCTTAGAGAAATGTATGATAGTAAATGGGTACAGGTTAAAAACTTAAAAGATAATGTAATAAGTTTTAACTTTACAAGAGACGCTTTTGAAAAAGGAAAGTGGGATACAATAACAACAAAAGCAAGAGGTTTGTTTATAGATAAAACAGACGGGCACGTTGTAGGAAGAAGTTTTGATAAATTCTTTAACTATAGACAACATGAAACAACAGAACCTGCTTATATGAAGGAACATATTAAGTGGCCTTTAATTGGATATAAAAAAGAAAATGGATTCTTGGGTATTGTATCTAAAGATAAAAATGGAGTACATTTCTTTACTAAATCTTCTGATGAAGGTGACTATGTAAATTGGTTTATAGGTGTACTATGTGATAATTATGGAATAACTTATATATCCAATAGTAGATATTCAGATATTTATAACAAATTAGTTAATGAAAGAGATGAAATAGATAAGGTTAATCGTAGAACTGAATTAAATATTTTAAAAACAGAATTAACTAATAAATTATCACCATTATTAGCGGAAGGGTGTTCCTATGTATTTGAATGTATAGATAAAGATAATGACCCACATATTATAAAATATGATAGTAATAAGGTAATCTTGTTAGAAATCTTTGATAATCAACTAAAAGAAAAACACTACAATTATGAGGATTTAAAAACAATAGGGCAGGCTTTAAATGTTCCTGTTAAAGAAAAAGCACTTGTATTTAATAACTGGGAAGAATTTGAAGAATGGAAAGATAAATTCAGACAAGGATTATCTCAATGGGATTGTAAGCATGAAGGATATGTATTTGAAGACCAAAATGGATATAGGGTTAAGTTTAAATCTTCATTCTATAATTTTTGGAAACAAATGAGAGCTTTAAAAGACGTTATGGCAGGCGGAAGAACAAACAAGAAAGTTTATAAAACTAAAGAAGAAATACAGGTTGTAAAACTCATGGAAGAATTAGGTAGAGATAGGCTTAAAGAAATGTCTATTATTGATGTAGAAGATATGTTTTATGAAAGGTATAAGTAAAAATGAGAAGGAGCGGAGGGTACAGAATAATGAAAAATGACTCGCATACAAAAATAAGAATTGAAACGGACTTTGATTTTAACGAGAAAGTTATTATAAAGCCTCTAAAAATAGAGGGTACTATAGAAAGCTTTTGGTTAAACAAAGCCAAAGAACTCAAAGTAGAAGTTAGATATTTTCTTAATAATGAGATAAAACTTGATTATTTCTACTGTGATGAGTTGGAGGTTTTGAAAGAATCTAAGACAGGGGTTTAGTGTATAATGCACGGATGGAACTTATATAAAAAATGTGAAGTACCTATACCTAATTTTCCCATGTCCCCTCAATTTTCAGAGCATCAGCAATTGGAGCTTTTCAAAGTTCTTTGCTGTGGAAGATGGATAGAAATAGCTCAAAAGGCATTCTATGAAGGTATGTGGTACGCGGGCGGGGTTGATTACAAGAGGCGTTTAATAACTCACTCCTTTGAGGAGGCTGTATGTGGCTTAATTCTTAAATATTGGGAAGAAATGAGTACTCAAGATAAAGCTAAAGTTAAAAAAATATTGGAGGGTAACATATAATGTTTTGTGAGCATAACTGTCCTTTTTATGAAGAGCACGGTGGAGAGTATTATCAAGGCTGTTGGGAATTCTATGATATCTGTTGGGCTGCTCCTGATTTAGGAGTTCTTCCTGTTACTTGTACTCCTGAATGCTTTTTTATTAGAGGGGACGAAAGTGAAATGGTAGACGTTTGTAATAAAGCTATGAGCCATCAAAAGTGGGTGAGCCAATGGAATGCTCCTGCAACTTATAGAACTTTGACAAATGAGGAAAGAAAGTATATAATAAGAGATATGGAAGTTTTCATAAAAGCATTCACAGAACTGAGAACTCCTATATCATATTATAAATAAGGAAAGAGCAGCGTGGGAACAAACTATTACTGGTACAGAGAAGCACAGTGGGAAGGACCTAAAGAAGAAGGTCTTCATATAGGAAAGCGTTCTTGTGGGTGGGTTTTTAATTTTGAAGCTCATTATGACAAGTTTCAAAGGTATAAGTTAACTTCTTATGCAGCATGGAAAGAATTTCTTAAAGAAGGTTTTATTTATGACGAGTACGGAGAGTTCATTCCTTATAAGAAGTTTATAAAACTTGTGGAAGCCACAAGACCTAAAGGAAAGACTTTTGAAGATATTCCTGAAGCTGAGCAAATTCATTTATGCGACGAATGGGTAGACGCAGGCTTTATGTTCACATTAGGGGATTTTTGTTAAAGGAAAACATATGAGCACAATAAATTTAAAAGTAAAACAAGCAAATGAAAGATATGAGTTATCTGTTAACCAAAAAATAGAAGAATATGTGTCTAAGTTAGAAGAAAAAGTGCAGAAGGTTATTCGTTTGTCGTCTAATGGGCACGAATATTGGTCAAAAACAGTCACAATGATCAGGCATGAATACGACTTAAATCAGATTGCACTATGGATAAGAGCTGTAATCTTAGCTAAAATGGATTCTTATTATTTGTATTTTACTTTTGGGAAATACAAAGGTAGAATAGTTCAAGACATTTTGGAAGAAGACGAAAGCTATTGTCATTGGTTTCTTCACGAGGTTAGGGGAAATGACTTTAATACTTTAAAAATACTGGACTATTTGTCAAAGTGCATATTTTACGGTCAACAAACAGTAATACTTGATATACCTTGGGGTGTTCAAATGCAGTATTATAAGTATTGGTTAGGAGACCCATATGTAATTTTTGAAGAAGTTATATCTGAACTTCCAGATAAAATAGCTAAAGAGGCAAGAGAAGATAAGAACTTTATCTTAGAGTTTTTCTCCTATTCAGGCTGTAAGTCAAAATCTTATAATATAAAGAGCTCTGATTTGGACTGTGGTGGAATGTCGCCATGGGAAGAAATAATGAGTGACGTGATAGACTACGGAGACTTATGTTAATGATATTTACAGGTTATTACGCAAAACTTAATCAATATAAAACCCTTGGTTTAGAACCCATAGCAATTTCAGGGAAAAGACCTAACTTTTATGAAGGATTATATTATCCTGATTTTGCTCCACGTTATTGGATGTATCAAAGGTGGAAGGATAAAGATATTACAAATGAAGGGTACACGATAGAGTATAAAAATTATTTGAATACTTTAGATAAAGAAGAAATAAGAAAGGACTTTGAATCCTATAATGGAGAAGGAAATCATTGCATACTTCTTTGTTACGAAAAACCTCATGATTTCTGTCATAGACATGTTCTTGCTGAATGGCTTGAAGAGAACTTTGGATGGAGAATTGAGGAAATATAAAGAGTAATGGCAAAAAAGACATTTTTTCTGCGTGGTTGCAGAACTATAGATAAAAATAAGAAAACCTATGAAGAGAAGGCTCAAGAAACAAAACAGCATTCTGCAAGATTAGCTGAAATGCAGAGGTACGTTGATATGTCTGAGGAGAAAAGAAATCTCCTTATGGACTTAGTTCTTAATGGCAAAAGCTCTGACAGTGATGAATCTCTACTTGATAAGGGTGTTATTATTTACATTCAGTTTTTAGACGTTATTGCTCAAGTAGAACAAGATTTTAAAGATAAAGGAATTGAAGTACTTGTAATTCAAGGGAGTACTAAAGATAAGAAACGTGGCGAGATAGCTAAGGAGTTTCGTGGAGACCCGAAAAGTAAAGTTGTCTTAATTTCTAATGCTGCAGGGGAAAGTTTAAATCTTCAGGCAACAAACGAAATTTTTCTTTACGATATCCCGCCCGGAGTCGGAAAATTTAATCAGACTATTGGTAGAATAGCAAGAAGTTTTAGTAAATTTGAAGAAGAAGGACGGAGCTTCTATATTCACTATGTTATTGTAGAGGACACCTTAGACGTCTACAAACCTATTTTATTGTCTTCAAAGAAAGAACTTGAAGAAGAGATACTTCATGCAGATACTATAAATCTTAAAGGTACAGGAAGTTTTGATAATGAAGTCCTTAAGAGAATAAGAAAAGATATGCTGTGGAAAGAAAAAGAGAAGATGAAGGCTAAAAGGAAAGGCGAAATTTGACACCTCTTAAATTTCCTTGTATAATAAAAGCAAAGGAGAGAGTTTGAATGTTTACTGACGCAAAGATGTCTCTTTGTAATTCACATGATACTATAAGTTACTGGGCAAGAGACGTAAAGAAAAATCTTAAAAAGGCTATTAAAGAAGAGAATTATTCTAAGATAGGTGATTTAGTAGAAACTATCAATTTAATCATTGAAGAAGCAAGAGTAGCCAAAAAGAAGGGACAGCATATGGAAAACAGGCTTAAGGCTTACCATGACAGTATAGTTAAGCTTGGTTTTAAGAGAGTTGGGAGATAGAAATGACTAAAGTTATCAATATTTTTGGAGCTCCCGGGGCGGGTAAGAGCACTTTAGCTTTTGGGTTAGCTTACAGGTTAAAACTAAAGGGTTGTCACGTAGATATAGCTCACGAATATATTAAAGAAAAGTTGTATGAGGGAACTCCTTATCCTTTTCATGACCAACTTTATACCTATGCAAAGCAAAATAAAAAATTAAATCAGTTGAATAATAAAGTTGATTATATAGTTACAGATAGCCCTTCTGTACAATGTGTGGCTTATGCTGAGAAAGAACCTGACGTCTATAGACAGATGGCCTTAGACTACTTTAATCAGTACGACAATTTAAACTTTTATATTGAAAGAACACATGAATATCAACCTTCGGGACGAAATCAAACAGAAGAGCAAGCTAAGTTAGTAGGTGAAAGAATTTTAACTACCTTAAATGAGTTAGAAATTCCTTATACAATTTTACCCGCAAATATAGCTTTAGAGAATATATTAGAAATTTTAGGAGAATAAATGGATCAGGCAAAAGAACAAGTTTTCAAAAAACCAAGTGTTCTGATTTGTGGATACGGCATAGTGGGAAAGCACCTAAAGGAAACTTTTGAATGGGCTGATATTTATGATAAGTATAAGCCTGAATTCAGCAAAGTTACTAAAGAGTATGATTTCTGCTTTATAAGTGTTCCAACCCCTATGAAGGAGAGCGGGGAAGCTGACGTTAGTCAAGTCGAAGACGTTATTAAAACAGTCAAAGCAAAGTTGTATATTATCAAGTCTACTGTTCCTCCTAATACAACAAAGGCTCTTTCTGCTTTACATAAAAAGTGTATAATTTTCAGTCCTGAGTATCAAGGTAATACTCAGCACGCGAATATTTCTTATAATTTTGTAATATTAGGAGGAGATAGAGCTTTCACAAACAAGGTAGCTCAGCTATATCAGTTAGTGCATACCTGTGACCTAAGAATATATAAAACGGATAGTACAACTGCTGAGTTATGTAAATACATGGAGAATTCGTTTTTAGCTTGTAAGGTTACGTTCTGTAATGAATTCTATCGTATAGCAAAACAGCTTAAAGTAGATTATACAGAGCTGAGAGAGCTCTTTGTAGCAGACTCTCGTATAGGAAGGAGCCATACCTTTGTTTATGAAGACTACCCTTATTATGACAGCAAGTGCTTTAACAAAGATTTACCGGCTATAGTATTTGAAATGAATAAAAATGGGTACGACGCTTCTTTCGTAAAAGCAATCATAAGTACAAATGATAAATTTAAAATGGAGGAAACTAATGAAGGATAAACAAGTAGAAGGATACATACTAGAAGAACTAATAAGACAACAAAATACAATAGAGCTTATAGCTTCTGAGAATATTGTAAGCAAAGATGTACTAGAGGCAGCAGGTTCTATATTTACAAATAAATACGCAGAAGGTAAGCCCTTTAAGAGGTACTATAATGGGTGCCACGTCGTAGATTTTATGGAACAGACAGCTTGTGATAGATTTAGAGAGTTGTTTAATACAGACTATCATGTAAATGTTCAGCCTCACTCAGGAGCTCAGGCAAATATGGCTGTATTTGAGGCATTACTTAATTACGGAGATACTGTTTTAAGTATGGATTTATCTAATGGAGGACACTTAAGTCATGGTTCTCCTGTTAATTATTCAGGTAAGCATTTTAATGTAGTACAATATGGTATTAATGAAAACGGTGAAATAAACTATGAGGAAGTTTTACAAATAGCTGTATTAAAAAATCCAAAACTTATTATTTGTGGTGCTTCTAATTATTCAAAAATAATTGATTTTAAAGAATTCGCTAAAATTAGAAATGAGCTTAATAATTTATATCCAAAGGACGAGCATTACCTCCTTGCTGATATAGCCCATATTGCAGGACTTGTAGCAGGTGGTGTTCACCCGTCTCCATTCCCTTGGGCAGACGTGGTAACAACAACTACACATAAATCTTTGAGGGGACCTCGTGGCGGTGTAATTGCTTGCAGACCTGATTTTGCTAAGAAAATAGATTCTGCTGTATTCCCCGGTATCCAAGGCGGTCCTTTAGAGCACATAATAGCAGCAAAAGCTGTTTGCTTTTATGAAGCCTTACAACCTGAGTTTAAAGAATACGCCGAACAAATAATAAAGAATGCAAATACACTCTGCGGAGTTCTTAATTACAGAGGATTTAAAATTGTAGGAGGTATGACCGAAAATCACCTTATGACAGTGGATTTAAGAAGGAGCTATATGTGCGAAGAGCTCACAGGAAAGGACGCTGCTAACCTTTTAGATAAATATGGAATTACTGTAAATAAAAACACAGTTCCGAATGACCCAAGAGGACCTTTTGTTACTTCAGGACTTAGAATAGGAGTTCCTGCTGTGACAACTCGTGGATTTAAAGAAGAAGATATGAAAGAAGTTGGTAATATAATAGCAGACATTCTTCAGTATCATGATGAAAAGTGGGAAGATATAAGGTTAGCAGCAAAAGGTAGAGCTCTTGAATTATGTAAAAAATATCCAATATATAAATAAGAAAGGAAGTATAATGGGAGTAGACTATTTTAGTTGTGAAAACTGCGGAAGAGCCGCTTCAGAATATGATGAAATTCATTGCGAAAAGTGTGAAAGTTCACTTTGCTCTTGTGCTATGCCTGACGAGATAGCTCAATTATGTGGATGTTGGGAGGACATATGGAACTTTATCAATACTGATATAAATAATAAGATTATCCCGAGCTCTGCATGGAAGGGTGAAGACGGCAAAAAGTATGTTAAACTATTTAAGAAGTACTTATCTGTTAATGACGATTACGGAGTAGTTCTTAAAGAGAAGTATTGTCCTATTTGTCAAAAAAGAAAAGAAGACGAAAAAGACCCTGAGTACAAAGAGTACTTAAGACTTAAGGCTAAGTTTGAAAAGTAAAATTTGACAGTTTACAAAAAGTAATATATAATAAGAATATAATGTTGGCAACAACAATAAAGAGAGAGAAAAAGTTAATGAAGAAAGAATTATCACAAGAAGCTATAGGGCTTCTAAAGTACCTTATGAAAAATAAGGATACTGAGGATTTTAGTGGTTGCTTCGGAGCGAGTACTATTTGTCATAGAAAAGGAAGAGTTAAAGTATCATATATTCAACCTTTATTAAATGAACTTTTAAGAGCTAAAGCTATTACTCTTTCAAAAGGGTTTTTAAGAGCTCCTAAGTATATCTTAAAGACAGATGTATCTTCTAAAATTATAGAAGAGCACGAAGAAGAGGGTACAATTTATACAGAAGAGTATCGTGAGGCTCTTAATGACGAAATTAAAAATTACAAAAAATTTGTAATTACTACTGTAGTTATGGGGAAAGAAGTAAATAAAGAGTTTGCAGATTCTTTAAGAAATTATGCTAAAAGGAATAATGCTCTCCTGATAGCTCTCCCGTGTGAAGACGTTGTTAGTAGAGGAAAGAAGGCTCAGAAAACTTTAGAAATAAGCCCTGAATTAAGTGACTTTAGAGTAGTGTTTAAAGATACTTATATAAATAGGAATTTATGTCTTTGCGCTATTAAAGTTTCTGCGAAACAAATAAATCCTTTAACAGGTCTTGATAGACTAACTGTTCAAAGGCAAGCTTCAATCATTGTGGCTTCCCCAAAGGTATTTCTGAAGTATGTACCGAATATGCACTATGACATTCCTCCTGCATTAATGACTACAGGAGCTGTAACAGTAAATAATTATGATACAGATAGATATATGTCTAAAAGAACTTCAACATTAGCTGAGGGAGACCATACTTATGGAGCTGTAATTGTAGAAGTAGAGAATGATAGTATTTTTCATTTTAGGCATGTTCAAGCGTCTCCGTATAATTCGATAACCGACATGGGAGTTGACTACTTACCTGACGGGTCAGCTAACGCTATGAATGATACAGTTATGATAATGGGAGATTCTCATACAGGGTATCACGACAGAGAGCTGCACGAAGCAGTTATGAACGCAGCTTTAAAAACAGGAGTAGATTCTGTGTTTTTACATGACATTTTCAATGCTACTTCTGTAACTCATCATGATAAAGGTAAAGGAATTACTAGAGCAAGAAAGGCTAAAGAAAACAAACTGAACTTAGAGTTAGAACTTGCAGCCTTAAGAAATTATTTAAATATTATTAGGTTACAAGGGATGGATATATTTATAGTTCCTTCTAATCATGATACTATGCTCCTTAGGTGGCTTGAAAGTGGCGGGTACATTGACGACCCTCAGAATTATGAGTTAGGTGTTAAACTTGCAGCTGCAGCAGTTAAAGGATATGACCCTCTTCAGTACGCCATAGAAGAAGAATTCGGTTATAAAGAAGAAAAAGTTCATTGGTTAAAAGAAGACGAAAGCTGTAAAGTCTACGACGTTGAGTGCAGTATGCACGGATCAGCGGGGGCTAATGGTTCTCGTGGTAATTTACAAATCTTTGAGAGAGGATTGGGAAATTGCGTCACAGCTCACACGCATTCTGCAGCTATAATAAGAGACGCTTTTTGTGTAGGTACTGTGGGTGTAATGGATCAAGGTTATAATAAAGGACTATCAAGTTGGACTCGTACATGCTGTTTAATTTATAAAAATGGAACAAAGCAGCTTATAAACTTTATTCCTGATAGCAAAGGTCTTTATAAGTACACTTTGTAGATGATTATATTTCTCCTTAGTTTTGTTTCCCTCCTGCAAAACACCCTACTTTAAAGATAAAGTAGGGTGTTTGCCTGTTAAATTGGAGCTAACAGTTTAGGAATGTACTTTCTCTTTTCTCTGAAAGAGAGAAGTTATAGAGCTGAAGAACGACTTCTTGGAGATTGGGTTAGAAACTTCTTTGCGCTCTGATAGGGTAGTTACTGTTTTCGTATTAACTTTTGAAGGAACCTTAACTACTCTTTGAATTTTCTTAGGAGATTTTTTGCTAATCGGGGATTCCATGTATTCCTGAAAAACTTCTTTTAAGTCATTCATAGAGTACCCTACATATGCCCTTTGATTAATAATAAGGGGGATAATAGGTAAATCTTTGATTGCGTTTTCCGCTTTTGTCATTGATGTAGCTCGTTTACCGCTTAACTTCCTTCTGTAGAATTGTTTAAAAGTTACATAAAGGTTATTATCCACAGTGGTTTTAAATTTAGGTAATGGGCTTTCTGATAGTTGGTATTTTAACGCAGTGGCCCCTGGTTGTCCTTTTTTGTAATCCCATCCTACAACTTTTAATTTTTTAGCTTTTCTAAGGTCTTTTATTATACCTTTTACATAAGACTTGTTAGCCTTTATATATTGAGCCATTTGAGAAAGAGTATATGGTGTTCTTAAATTTTGTTGCAAAATATTAAGAATTTCTTTTTTCATTTCTTCACGACCTCTGTACAAAGGAGTGTGTGATACTTTCTCTTCTTCAAATTTCATAGTTGTTTGTAAAGGTTGTTTGTTCATGATTTTTTCCATTACGGAGACAGGGTACCCTGAGCAAATTCCCCTTGTGGAATGGAAAAGTACAGAAGGTACTTTATTATCTCTTAAAGAGGCTGTTAAAACGTCCTTAGCCCTGATTACAGAACCGTACTTATCTACGTTCTCTTTTAAGAAAGAAGCAATAGTGTTATACCCGTCTTTTTTGGAGTATGTTTTTACTTCTTTCAAGTCACTCTCGGTAACTTGATACAGAAGAGTATGATTTCCTGTTGGATTTGGGATATAATCCACGATTTTAACTAACCCTAATGTTCTCAAAGAAAGTAGACTTGTCCTAACTGACCCTATTTTGACATTTGTAAACTTACTTATTTCTTCAGAACCAATTGGTCTGCTCATATTCTGCGCCAAATAGGATAGGATTTTTGTGCAATTTGTGTCTTCAGCTTGGTCCTCTTTAGATTTTACACTTTTCTTAGCAGGGGTAGAAGCTATATAAGTTTCAAAATCATACAGTTCGTCGTGAGAACGGTGGCTGTTGAAAGATTCAACAAGTGCCTTAATTTCATTTTTTGCACTGTCTCTTTGGGCATTAACCCACTTTTGGTACATTTTACCATTGTACATAGTAGGTCTAAGGTCGCAATTGCAAGAATAGCATCTTGGGTATAGCCCGTGAGGTCCATTAGTAATAGTTAGTTCTTCCCCGCATTTGATACATTTTGTTTGAAGAGGCTGACCCTGCAAATAAAATTCAGCTTCTGTAAAATTTTCCCCTAAAACAAAGTTGCACTTTTCATTTGCACATCTGAAATAGGAATTTTTTGTTGTCGCGTTTGTCACTTTAATAATTCTGTCACCGCACAGCGGGCATTTCGTTGGTCTTTTTTTCATAACTTGTTAGCTCCTTTCATTTAGTTATGTAGTTTTAGCATGATTTACGAGACTAAGCATAGCATGCTAAGAAGCAGATGTCAAGGTTATATAAGAAAAAGCCCTTATAACTGTATTATAAGGACCTTGTTTTAATGGAATTAAGATATTGTGATTATGAATTTAATATTTTATTTTTTCTATTTTAAAGGGATTTCTTAATATTAACTTATACTTGAATAAAGCTTTAATTAAGGCTTTAAAGCAAGACTCTTTTTGTTCTTCTTTGGAAGCTAATGACACAGGCATATTTCCGTTAATTATATTTTCAGAAAATATTTCTGTAAGGGGCATTTTTATGGCATGGCATATTACTAAAAGACTTTCAATTCGGGGAAGTTTCTTTCCTGTTTCCATGTCTGAAATTACTGCAATAGATACATTTGTTTTACTATAAAGCTTTCTCAGGGACATTCCGCTTCTTTCCCTGTAAACTTTAAAGATTTCTCCTATTTGTTTTGTTAAGTTTTTATAAGCTTGATTCCTGCGTGGGCTTTTTTTAACTTTCTCTTCTGACTTCACTCTTTCCCTCTTTAAAAATTGAGGTTCTGTGATTTCTTCTGTCCACGGTATACTGCTATAAGCCATTCTATACTTCTCTCCTTGCATGTTCTATATTACCACTTTTCTGAAAATTAGTCAAATTTGACAGGTTTAAAAATCTGATTTATAATTGTTTTAAAAGGAGAGATAAAATTGGCTATATTACCACTTAAAGATTTAGCACATATTTCATTTAAGGAAGTAGAACCTTACTGGGAAGATTTTGTTGAACTATGTAACCTTTATTTAGACCATAAACCGCCAATTATAGGATATAGGGGAAATCTCTATGTCGTAAGCTTAAGTAGCTTATGGAGTGAGTATGCACCTGACATTACACGATATCCTTATGAAAGATTTGGTAATCCTGACTACTTCGGCAAAAGATTCAGAGTTAGTATATTTGACATAATGAATAATAAAACTGTAGGAGACGGAACTTTTGATATGGCCTTTCCGAGCACGGATTGCCATGCCATGCCTGAAGTTAGAAAAGCCATAAGAAATGCTATAATTAAAATAAATATGAAATCAACAGATTATTATAAATAAGGAGAGATTAAATTGAAAGATGGAGAGAGAAGAATAACAATAACCTGCTATGACGACGAGGGCTATGATTTAGTGACTCATTATCCTTTGTACGAGATCATAGAAACTACTAAGGAAACAGGTTTATGCTTTTGCACATTTTCTGACAACAGAAGAGTTTATGTAGAAAAGACTAAAGCAGGCTATACAATAAAAGCATGGAGAGAGGAAAGAAAATAATGACAAGAAAAGTAATTGCTTTTTGTGGTTTTGAGCAATCAGGTAAAAACTACAGTTGTAAAAGATTAATGACAACAATGGGGTTTATTAAAACGTCATTCGCTAATACTCTCAGAGACGTGGCGTTCCATACTTTAGGAATTCCTTTTGACGAGGGCATGCTTAAATATGAAGAACTTAAGAAAACTCCTATGTACAACGATTTAACATTTCGTAATATTTTAGAAAATTTAGGTTCGGCAATTCGCAAGTATGACGAAGACTTTTGGGCTAAAGGAGTTCTTAAGTTTATTCAAAGTACTCCAAAAAATGTATGTATTGACGATTTAAGATATCCTAACGAATTTAAAGTTGTTAAGAAATATTGCGAAGATAATGGCATAGAGTTTAAGCTTATTTTTTGTGATTATCACAGCGAAGGTTATCGTGATGATAATCCTCATGAGTCTGCACAGCTCGCTAAATTTTTAAAAGGTAGAGGATATAAAGACCAAGAAGAAGTAGATGGCTTTGATATTGCAGAGTATGAGCTATATCTGTACCAAGAAAAGAATAATTGTATTGAGAGTTTAAATTTATCAGTAGAAGTTAAATAAGGAGAGATTGAATGAAAGACATAATTGCAACACTTGTAACTTTTGCAGTTTTGTTTGGAGTTTGCACAGGAATTACCTGCATATGTGAAAACTACAGGTGTTCAGAAGTAGGTAAAACATTAAACTATAAAACAGAATGGCATTATTGGACAGGTTGTGTAGTTACAAAACCTGACGGAAATAAAGTATTATTAAAACAAATGAGAGATACGGAGAAATAAAATGAATAGAAAAGATAATTATATAGGTACACATTTAGTGATGGATATAACTTCTTATAATAGAGAAGCTTTAAGGGACGAGGGTAAGGTAAGCTCATATTTATCAGATCTTATCAGATTAGCAGATATGACTTGTTTAGTAGCACCGCAGACTTTTAAGTTCCCTTTTGATAATGAGTATAAGAAGTTCTTGGAAAAGTTAAGGGAAGAAGGAACAACTTCTCCTTTAATTGAAGAAAAGTTAGCTATGCTTGATTATAATGAAACTGAAGGTTCGGGAATTACAGGAATCACTGTACTTTGTGAAAGTCATGCTGCAGTGCATACATTTCCTGAAAAAGACGACCCATTCATGTCAGTCTGCCTGTACTCTTGCAAGTCATTTGACGCAGACAAAATTATAGAATATACTAATGAGTACTGGGAAGTTAAGGATAACCACATAGTAGTTATGCAAAGACACGTAGGACTTCCTCAGCAAATTGAACAAAAGGAATTACATCTTAAAAAGAACAGCAAAGTAATAGAATTGGTAAGATAATGAGTAAAGAAGTTTGGATATGGAGTGACCCACATTTCGGTCATGAAAATTGTTACACGAAATTTAAAAATTATGATGGGACTCCCATGCGTCCTTGGAACAACATGCAAGAAGCTGAAGAATATATGATTCAAGAGTATAATAAACTTGTTCATGAGGGAGATACGTGCTATTGGTTAGGTGATATTTGTGGTATTCAAACTTACGCAGAGAAAATAATGCCAAGATTTAATAAGTCACGAAGAATTTTAGTATTAGGTAATCACGACGCAAAGCTAGGGGCAAAATACTGGTTAAAATGGTTTAATAATATTCGTGGAGACTTTAATAGAGAAAATCATATTTTTAGCCACTTCCCTGTTTGCTCAGGTTCTAAAGGTAGGTTCAAAAGAAATGTACATGGACATACCCATAGTAATTTTATTACTATAAATAACGAAGGTAAAATCAAAGACATGTGGTACAGGAATGTATCTGTTGAAGCTATAAAATTTCGCCCTATTAATTTTTCTGAAATTCTAGAAGAAACAGAGAGATTTATCAATAAAGGACTTATAGTTATACCTGAAAAAGGTGACTCAATAGTTTAGACTTTGCTTTAAAGGATTACAGAAATGAATAAATTTAAAAAAAGTGGAGTATATTGCATAAAGAACTTAAAAAATGGTAAGGTATATGTAGGAAGCTCAAAGAATTTAGAGCACCGAAGAACTGAGCATTTTAATTCTCTGTTAAAAGGAAACCATCATTGTTCTCATCTACAGAAATCTTATAATAAGTATGGATTAAAGTACTTTATATTTTGTGTAATAGAATATGTAGAAGGTAAAAATAAGTTAGAACAACAGGAATTAAGATGGTTTCATTATTATAATGTAGGTAATCATAGCAAGTGTTATAACACATGCTTTTATGTAGGTTCACCAAGAGGAATAAGGCATTCTGAGGAAACCAAGAGAAAGTTGAGTGCTGCTCGAAAAGGTAAAAAATTTACAGAGGAGCATAAAAGACATTTAAGTGAAAGTAATAAAGGACAAAAAAGGACAGAAGAGCAAAGAAAACATCTAAGAGAAGCAATTTTAAAAAGAGGATTTACTGATGCTCAAAGGTGTGCTTTGAAGAAACGAAATGACACTTATAAAAAAGGGTACAATCCTAACGCCAAAAAAGTAATTTGCGTCGAAACAATGGAAGTTTTTGAAACATTAAATGAGGCGTTAGAGTTTAGTAAGGGTAAAGATCGGGCTGCTTTAAGCCGTAGCTGTAAGAATAGAATCCCTTATAGAGGAAAGCACTACCTATTCTTAAAAGATTTTCGTAAATTGACTCACATAGAACTGGAAAAACTTTTGTTAGTAAAATCTAAGTGGAGTATTCATGTCCATACTCATATTAAGTGCATTGAGGATGAAAAAGAGTTTAGAAGCATAAGTGATGCTTCTAAATATTACCATGTAAGTCGGGACACAATTAGTAAATACTTAAAGTTAAAAAAGACAATCCCGAAACAAAACTTAACTTTTATAAAATTATAAGTAAAAAGGAGAGAAAATAATGATGAAGGAACCAATGCCTTTTTCAAAATTTAAGTTATTAATGAATGTGCTATTAGAGTTTCAACAAAAGAAAGATAAGGTTTCTGATTTCTTTGAGAAAGAGCTAATGGAAAATTCTTGGTGCATAATAACTTTTGGAGATACTGTAGAAAGTGCTCTAATCAATTTAATGGCTGACGAATTTGAGTGCTGGTATACCTTTAAAGACGACATTAAAGAATTTGATTGGTGGCAAGCTGAGAATAAGTACGGCATGGAAAACGACATAGAAACTTGGCTATACTCATTAGACGAGCACAAGTCAATAACTGTGAATGGAAAAGAAATAGACATTTCAAGTATTGAAAGCTTTTATGATTTCTTAGTTTCTCAGTATAAGGAGAAGCATAATTTGACAGATTAAAAATTTTGATGTAAAATTAACTTAAGAGAGGGAAATAACAAGAATGAATGTAGACCGTGACTACACAAAACAGGTAAGGTTATATTTAGGAAAGAGCAATTGGGAGTATATAGGTAAAACAACTCCTGCAGAGCATGCTTTATTTCAAAAACAGGAATTGGATTTAACCAAGTCTTATATTATTTATGGAAATAGAGAGCTCCTCCTTAAATTTAAAGCCTTTTACCTTACTAGGTGTATAAAGTCAAAGCCTTTATATATGCAGTGCTATGTGGACGAGTATGCTTCAGCCCTTATGTCAAATACTAAAGACGATTATGGCTTGAACATAGACCAAGACTTAATATTTCTTTACATACATGAGTACAGTGTCTCTAAATTAGGTCGCTCAGAAGCGTGGCTTACTGAAACAATTCTTAATAAGGTTGCGAGCAGGAATAGAGACGGGTTAGTAACGATAGTCTTAAGTGAAGTAAAAGTACAACCTTTAACAGAATCTCCTGAACTTGAAGTTATTAACCTTTCGAAAGTTATCATAAAGGAAAGTGTACGAACTATTTTATCGGAGAGTAAATTTGTTAACGGTGAAGGAGGCTCTAACGGAGGAGCAGTATACTAAAGAGAGAATAAGATGGAACAAAATTTTAATGAAAAACTGACACCTTCCCGCTGTATGTGGTGTGTCCTAAATAATTTACAAAAGTTTGATGACAAACCTGAGTTTGTCTTGAACCTTGTGGAGAAATGGAAAGAATTAAGAGACCATGACACTCTTTCTTCTTACTTGGATTTGTTTATTTCAGTTGAAAACTTCTATAATGAAAATCAGAAGTTTCCTGATAGTGCGTGGCTGAAACTTGTTTTTAAAGATAGCAGGCCTATTCAAATTACAAATGACGAATACTCAGCCTTAATTTACGAAACATTAGATAAATATTTAGATCAAGAGATTTTGAAGGAAAAGCTTTCAAAGCAAATTGTTAAGAAAGATATTCCTTCTGTCATAGACGTAAGAGCTTTAGCAAAAGAAATGCTAAGGTACTCTGATAGTAATGTAGAAATACCAAAGGAAACAAGAAAGTCCTTAACAGAAGCTTATGACTTATATGAACAGAACTTTCAAGGGATTCAAACCTATATTCCTGCTTTAGACGAAGCAATTGGAGTTATGGGTTATCAGTCACTATCAGTGCTTGCTGCTCCTTCAGGACACGGAAAGTCAACTACAGCTCTTTCCATTGCTTATTATAATGCGATAGCTGGGAAAGTTGTAGATTACTTATCTTTTGAGGTTCCTAAGAACCACATGTACTTTAATATTGCGTCAATAGAAAGTGAAGGGCACAAAGGAGAAGAAATAGCGGCTTCTGACATGAAGGAAAGAGCTCTTGACGAAAGAGGAAAAGAACTTTATAAAAAGTACATTAATGAATTTATGGATAAATGCGCTGCTTCAGGAGGTTATTTAAACATAATAGACCAAACTACAGCCTCCATTAATTCCTTCGAAGCTTTATGTAATACCTTAGAAAGTATTGCAGAAAAAAGAGGAAGAGCAGCAGATCTCATTGTTGTAGATAACATAGATAACTTCCAAACATTGAGAAGTACCGAAAGAGATGAAGCTACCAAAATTAACAATTATATTGTTTCTTTAGACGCTTTTGTTAAAACTTACTGTAACGGAAACGGTACAACTATGTTGTTATTATCACAAGTTAACAGGCCGGCTATGAAAAAATTAAATACGCCCGATAAAGGAAATCAGAAAGAAAATTCCGTAAAGATAGACGTAACTTGCGTGCAAAAATATAATGCTTTATATGAAAAAGCAACTTGTGTCCTTGTAGCATTTTCAGACGCCGCTACAAGAGCAAGAAATATGATGAGAATATATCCTGTTAAGTTAAGAAACAGACCAATTCCGTCAAGACCTGTGGAAGTGCAGGTAAACTTTAAATACAGCAAAGTTCTTGGGGATTTTCCTGATAAAAAGTACACTCAAGAAGAAGCTGTAGAAATCATAGACAATTCATTATATCCAACATTAAACGGGTCTAATGTGGACGACGAATTAGAAGGAGAGTTACTAGACTTTGAAGATGACTTATAACTTTTAAGAAATATAACAACATGTAACACAATATGAAGATACAGGGTTGTTAAATTATAAATTTGTAATTACGTAAACAACTAAATTTTATAAAGAATAAGGAGTTAAAATAGCCCTCTTATTGGAGGCTCCCAAAGCCTCTTTAAGGTAGTTTACGCAAAAATTTGAGTAAGACACAGTAAAACAAGAGAAAGAAGAGACAATTATGGAAGAAGTTTCACAAAAAAGAAAAGGATTTGAAGTTACCTTAGGGTATACAAATGAGTTCGTAGACTTTTGGAATTCATTAAAAGAAAAATATCCTGAAGAATTATTCAAGATTCAAGGTGTTCATAACGATAATTTTGATATTAGTAAGTTTAGTAAGAATTTTTTCAAGAAGTCTGCTTCAGTAGCTTCTGTTTCGGTAGATGCTAACGCTAATGTTAAAGAAAAGTCTATCGCACAGTACGTACAAGAATATCCGAAAGGACTTCAAAGGCTTAATTCTTTTTATCAGTTATTTAAGTGGGTTAAGAAAGTATGGGGAGTTAAGGACGCTAAGATCGCTGTAGAAAAAGTCTTAAACGGCGAATTATTTATTAATGATTTCAGTAACTTTAGTACTTCCTATTGTTATGCTTTTGACCTAAGAATGCTTTTAATGGAAGGTATGAGCTTCTTTCATGGTGGTATGAAAATTCATGCTCCAAAAAGAAGTGATAGCTTTGTTGCGCTCCTTATTCAGTCAACAGCTTTCATTTCAAATCAAATTATGGGAGCTTGCTCTTACCCTGACTGCTTCGTGGCTTGGGATTGGTTCTTGAGAAATGAGCATGGTCAAGACTACATGAAAAGAGTTAGAGCAGGAGAAGACGAAGCTGCTAAGAAAAAGATTTTAGATCAATTCCAAAATCTTATATATTCATTTAACTTCCCATTCAGAAGTTGCCAATCTGCTTTCACTAACCTTTCTGTAATGGATAAAGGTTATATGAAATCTTTATTTGGTGATTATTGGCTTCCTGACGGAACCTTAGCAGACTTAGATTCTTCCCAAGAACTTTCTAAGTTATTCTTTGAGTACTTTAATGAAATCAATGGTAAAGAAGGTATGTTTACATTCCCTGTAATGACCCTTTCTCTGTCGTTAGACCCTGAAGGTAATTACATTGACCCTGACTTCAAGAAGTGGATAAGTAAATATAACTGTCAGAAATCTTTCTCTAATGTGTTTATTGGAGAACCTGACATATATAGTTCTTGCTGCCGTCTTTCTAATAATATCAAAAAAGCAGGTGGCTTAGGTTTCCAAAATTCATTTGGTGTCGGCGGTTTGAGCTTGGGTTCTCACCGTGTAGCAGGTCTTAATTTAGCAAGAATTTCTTTATTAGAAAAAGATAATGAAAATATACTTGAAGAAGATATAGAGATGTTACATAAAATTCTTTATGCACACAGAAAACTCTTAAAAGAAAAAATTTCTAAAGGAGTTATGCCTTTATATACTTCTGAATGGATATCTATTAACAGACAATATTCTACAATTGGTATCACAGCTTGCAATCAGTATGTAGCTAATAAAGGTTTAGATATTAAAACTGAAGAAGGTATAAATTGTATACATAAAGTTTTGAAAACTATAGAAACAAAAATTGAAGAATGGCAAGCTGCAGAAACTGAAGAATTCTGTATTTATAACTTAGAAGCTATCCCTGCAGAATCAGTTGCGGTTCGTTTAGCACAGTCTGATAGAATATTAGGCTATAATGATAAGTATGAAATCTACTCAAATCAGTATATCGACCTTATGGAAGATTGCCCTGTTTATGAAAGATTTAAAGTACAAGGTCAATTAGACCAACTAACTTCAGGGGGTAACATTCTTCATTGTAACGTAGATGGAGAAAAACCATTAACTCCTGAACAATATGAAAAAATTATTGACTTAGCTAAAGACTGTAAAGTTAAATACTTTGGTATTAACTATGCTTATAGTGAATGCGCTAAACAGCATTATACAATAGGTAAGAATAAGAAATGTCCTATTTGCGGAGAACCTATTGTGGAAACATGGTGCCGTGTCGTAGGCTTTATAACTCCAAAGTCAGCTTTCAATCCTGTTCGTAGAGACTATGAATTTGACAGACGTGTATTCTATGAATCAGAAGAAGTAGAAAAAGCAACAGAGAAAGAGAAAGTATATGCAAATTGTTAACTTTATTAAAGATAGCACGGTAGAGTGTAGCCCCTTCAAATGGGGCTTAACTCTCTTCTCTATGGGTTGTAACCTTCATTGTAAAATGTGTGAAGGATATAACTACGAGAAAGTAACAAATCCAAATAACGTTGTAGGCGAAGCAATCGAAATAATTAAAAACAATGTTACTCCTTTACACGACAGTGTGGTTTTCATTGGAGGGGAACCAACGATATGGGGAGACGACTTAGAGAGTGCTCTTAAATTTTGTCATGATAATGGACTCAAAACAAAGATATTTTCTAATGGGTTTGACTATGAGACTGTAGAGAAGATAAATAATAAAGGTTTATGTGACGCGTGGAGCATTGACTTCAAAGGATTACATAATATTCAACAGGAATTCGGAGTTCCTGCTCAAAGTTATCTCCCGCATGTAGAGTATTCTATACTAGATATTGCAGATAGAGGTCTTCCTTTAGAAATAAGAACTACTTTTTATAGTGGGAATGAAGAATGGAGAGAAGATATTATAAAATATGTAAAAGATACATTCTTAAGAAAGTACCCGCATATAAAATATATTGAGCAAGAGGATGTACGAAGTATAATTTAGGACAAAAGAGGGACAAAGATGGAAAAAACAGTACTAATTATAGGTGACTCCCCTTTTTTGGGGGAAATTGAGGGGTCTTTACATTACACAATAGAAAGATATCCTTCTATTGGAATTAATAATGCAGTAAGAAAGTACGCAGTAAGTACACATATCTTTCAAGACGAAAAGTTTGTAGATTTAACAAATCAGTATAAAGACATAAAAACAGTGGCTCCGTCATGGTATGGAGACATGATCCAAAAGAAAAATAAAGAGTTAATAGGGTCCTATCCTTTTAAATTTAAAGAAAATACGGCAGATGATATTGTTAAGGACGGGGTACTCGCTTGGTGTGGTTTTACTCATGACTACGCAATATCCTATTGTATCATGAAAGGGTATGAAAACGTATTTTTAATAGGAGCAGCGGATTTTACGGGGAATACCCATTATTTAACTGAAGAGGAGTTTAAGTACTCAGAAAAACTTAAAGAGCAGTCTAAGAAATTTATTGAAGAAATATGTACACAGAGAATTAATATATTCACGTGCAATCCAAAAAGTTATTTAGAAGTGCCAAGAGTAAGTATAGATACATTACTTATTCATAGTAATTGGAAATGTACTTCAAAAACTTAGTAAATTTCTCAAGTTTTTAAAATGTACTTTACAAAATTGTTATTTTTCACATTTTTGTAAAGTAGAAAATTTGACATCTTTATATAAAGATGCTATGATAAAGGTAAAGGAGAGAAAGAGCATGAAAATGGACCAAGTAGCAGGTAGTAAGGACGATGAGTTTTATACGCCTCTGTATGCAGTAAAGCCAATTTTTAAATACTTAAACAAAGGAACTACAATATGGTGCCCTTTTGATACTGCTGATTCTTACTTCGTACGCTACGGAAAGAAGCTTGGTTTTAAGGTAATACACTCTCATATTGACGAAGGTAAAGACTTCTTTGAAATAAAACCTAAGAAGGATAAGATAGATTATATTGTTAGTAATCCACCGTATAGCTGTCGTCAAGCGGTATTAAAAAGGTTATTTGAATTGGATATACCTTTTGCCATGCTCTTGGGTGTTGTAGGTATTTTTGAATCTCAGGAAAGATTTGAAATGTTTAGAGACAATGACTTCGAGGTTCTTTACATGAACAAAAGAATTTCATTTTTCAAAGACTTCAATGACCCAAAACCCGCATTAAACCCACCTTTTAGCACAGCTTATTTTTGTCATCATATATTACCAAATCAGATTTGTTTTGAAGAAATAGATAAAAAAGATTATAAAATGGAGGAATAACATGAAAATAGAACCGTTTGGAGAAAGAGTAGCAGTAAAAGTGCTCCCTATAGAAGAAAAGACCCAGAGTGGTTTAATAATGACTTCATCTAAAAATAATTCCAATCGTGGAGAGATAGTGGCTGTAGGGACAGACGTAAAAGATTATTTAAAAGTCGGTAATGTAATTTTGTTTACTCAAAATGCAGGAGTTAATTACACCGACGGGACAGAAGACTATAAGATACTAAGTACTAAAGACGTATTATGCAAGGTTATAGAAGGGTAGAATGCAAATAGACAAAAACTTAATTATACCATATAGCTTAGCAATAGGAGTATTTAACCTATTATTTACATTAATTTTAACCGCAGTTGCAATGGCAATCTTTTCGTGGGGGTTTTCATGGGAATTGCTATGGAATAACTATATAATGGGCTACATTACTCTTTGGCTACTTAACTTGAAAGTAATAAGAAAATAAAGGAGAAAAAATAAAATGGCGAAGAAAATCATTTATGGAGAAGATGCTCGTGAAGCTCTAATCAAAGGTGTTAATGCTGTTGCAGACGCAGTAAAGGTAACGATTGGTCCTAAAGGGCGTAATGTTATTATAGAAAAAGAATACGGATCACCTCAAATTATAAACGACGGTGTTTCAATTGCAAAAGAAGTAGAAATTGAGGACCCCGTTGAAAATTCAGGAGCTAAGCTCATCATAGACGTAGCTTCTAAAACAAATGATAACGTAGGTGACGGAACTTCAACTTCCTGTGTACTTGCTCAAGCTATGATTTCTGAGGGTTTAAAAGCTATCGGAAGTGGCTTCAATGCAGTTCAAGTTAAAAAAGGTATGCAATTAGCAGCACAAGAAATTTCTAAGACTTTAGATACTTTAGCAGTTCCTGTGGATACCTCAGAAGCTATAGCTCAAGTTGCTGCAATTTCAGCAGGTAATGACGAAGAAGTCGGTAACTTAATTGCTGAAGCTATGGAGCGTGTCGGAAAAGACGGTGTTATAACTGTTGGCGAATCTAAATCTTTTGATACTTCTTTGGAAGTTACAGAAGGTATGCAATTTGACAGAGGTTATATTTCACCATACTTTGCTACAGATATGGAAAAGGGTGTTGCAGAGTATGAAAACTGCTATGTCCTTTGTATAAATAAAACAATTGGAGGTATGAAAGAAATCCTTTCAATTATTGAGCAAGTAGCGAAAGCTGGAGCTCCTCTCCTCCTTATTGCAGAAGATGTAGAAGGTGAAGCTTTGGCAACTCTTACAATTAATAATATGAGAAAGATTATTAAAGTTGTAGTAGTTAAAGCTCCTGATTTCGGTATTCACAGAACTAATAAATTAAAGGATATAGCTATTTTAACAGGTGGTAAATGTGCTATTGATGAGCTTAATCAAAAGGTTGAGAACTTTACATTAAATGATTTGGGTATGGCTGATAAAGTCGTAGTAACTAAAGACCACACTACAATTATAGTAAATGCAAGAACTCCTGAATTAGAAGCTCACGTTAAAATGCTGCAAGCACAAGCTACCGTAGAAGAAAATACCTATGAGCAAGATAAATTAAGAGAAAGAATTGCTAAGTTAGCAAGTGGTGTTGCAGTTATTAAAGTGGGAGCTCTCACAGAAGTTGAAATGAAAGAAAAGAAACTTCGTATAGAAGACGCTTTAAATGCTACAAAAGCTGCCGTTAAAGAAGGTGTTGTAGCAGGGGGTGGTACAGCTCTTTTGAAAGCATACGATATGGCAGGTGAAGTTGAAAGAGACTTAAACGAAAGTATTGAAAAAGGTTATAATATTGTTTATTCAGCTCTTACTGCGCCAATTGCACAAATTGTTGCGAATGCTGGAGTTGACCCAAATGAAGTCATTACCAATATTCGTAAACAAAATGAGAAAAATTATGGATATGACGCTTTAAATGATAAGTATGAAGATATGTTACAAGCAGGTATTGTTGACCCTGTAGCTGTAACCAAGAGTGCACTTCTTAATGCAACTTCAATAGCTTCAATGTTATTAACAACAGAAGCAGCTATTGTAAGAGTTCCTGAAAAGCAAGAAGTGGCAATTCCTAATATTATTTAATCACCTCCTCAGAGAGGGCGAAAGCCCTCTCTCCCCTCCAATAAATATAGAGAGTTTTAATATGGCATCAATAACATACAATCCATTAGTAATAAAAGAAGTAATAAATCGTAACTTTACCTTTGCGGACCTTTCAAAAAGATTTGAAGGTGTGGATAGTAGTACGGGTAACATATTTTGTCCGTTTCATGAGAACCATGATACTCCTGCCGCGAAGATGTATTGGGACGATACAAGAGAAATATGGATATTACATTGTTTTGGGGAGTGCCACAGGAATTTTACGGCTTATGATTATGTAGAAAGAATTTTTTGTGAAAAGTACCAAAAGTATAATAATCCGTTGCAATTCTTAAGGGCGAATATGCCTGAGGGAAAATTAGGAACACAACTTGACTTTTATCAAAAGAATGTGGCAGAACTCATAGAATCCTATGAGAACGAAAAGAAGACTTATATAGATAATTTATATACAGAAACAGGAAATACAGTAGATTTTATAGAAGCCCTTTATACGGCTTAGGAAGAGAGAAGAAAATGGAACCATTAACTACAGAACAGAAAATTAATTCGCTTGGGAGACCTAGCACTGAAGAACATAGAGCGAAGAAAAGAAGAGCTCGCAGGAGAGCGGTTGTACAAAAGGCTTCACGTAAGGCAAATAGGAGAAAATAATGGGAAAATTAGGTGACGGCTTACTTTTTAAGTATGAATCAATAATTCCCCAAGCTCCAATTGATATGAAATTCCATTATTGGGAAGAAAATGAGCAGGGAGAAAAAGTACTTAAAATACATACAGAAAATTTTAAACTTATCACAGATATAGAAGAATTGAAAACTTACATTGAAAAATGTAAGGATAAAAGAATTGCATTCGACACAGAAACCACAGGTTTAACTTACGGAGAAGACAAAATTGTCGGTTTTTCTATATCTTTAGATAGATGGTCAGGGTTTTATGTTCCTATAAGACATAAAATTCGTCATGAAATATCCGAAATGGTAGACAAACTTGACGAAAACGGAAATCAAGTGCTTACAAAAGCAGGGAGAGTTTCTCGTACGAAAAAAGTTACCGTTACCTATTCAGAATATGAGCATAACATTAACCCGAAAGAAGCCCTTGACGTATTATATGGAATTCTTACAGGGGCCAAAAGAGTACTTATGCACAACTCTGAATTCGACTTGAACATGCTTAAATTTGAAGGTTATGACATAAGAAAAATAAGAGCTTTTGATAATTTAATCCTTCCGTATTTGTATGACCCTGAGGCAACAGGTATGGCCGGCTTGAAAAAATTAGAAAAGCAGGTTTTGGGAAGGGAAGTTCCTGAATTTAAAGAAGTTTTAGGAAAGAGATGCGAAAACTTTGCTGAAGTTAATCCTGAGGACGGGTATGTATATGCATGTTGTGATACTTCTGGACTAATCGGGGTTTATGAAGAAATGTTTCCGTTAGTAAAGAACCTTCTTAAACAATTTAAAAATCCTCTTTCATTTGAAGGAGAGGAATATAATGTATTAGCAAAAGATAATCAAATGGTTAAAATGTTTGTAGATTACTATGGACATTGTAAAATTTTGATTGATCGGGCTAAAGCTATTAAATATAAAGAAAGTTTAGAAGAAGAAAAGAAACAAGTTACTAAAGAGATTTATGACTACTTTGGTGTCGGAATATTTAACTTAGCTCGTTCTAAAGAATTTGCAGAAGTTATGGCTTCAAAGAAGGTATTCACTGGAATTCAGACTGGAAAAGGAGACCCGTCTTGGAGTAAGGCTGCTCTTGGAGATATGAAACGAAATATTACAAAGCTCAAAGAATGTATGCAGCACTATAAAGAAATTCCTTTTGTAAATGGAAAGTTAAGTAAAACAGGTATGGGTTTTGTTTTAGCTCAGTTATTAGAAATTTATGGAAAAGAGCATTTTCAAATGACTTCAACTATAAAAGAGCTGAGTGTAAAAGGACCTAAGGGTGAACCTGCAGATAGAAAGTTCTTTTGGTTATCAGTAAAAGACATTTACTTAAAAGAGACAGAAAAGGCTCATATTTTAGATTTAATCCAAAAGAACAACTCATTGAATAAGGCTTTAAATTCTTACGTAGATAAGCTTACTCAAGTAGACGAATGCGTTATGCACTATCGTTTAAAAGGAACTAAATCAGGAAGATTAAGTTCGGGTAATGGCTCTAAATCTGATAAGAGTAAGAATCATTATTATATTGACTTGAATGCACAAAATTTGACAAAACCTAAAAGCGGTTACTACAGAGCAGAAAAGTGTGACGAAAACGATCCGGAGGGTGTACTTGGATGGAAGTTTACCCCGTTAAGTGACGACTATGCTTTAAGCCACTTAGAAGAAGAGTATATTGTGGAAGGGCAAGACCCAAATCCTACTATCAGAGGTTGCTTGAAAGCTCCTGAAGGTAGATATGTAGTTTCTCTTGACTATGACGCGCAGGAATATAAGCTTATGGCAATCTTATCAAGAGACCACCAAATGCTTCAGAACTTCTACAATGGTATAGATCCTCACACAGCGTCTGCTTATGCAATATGGGGTGAAGAAAACTACAATAAACAGAAAAGAAAGAAAGCCAAAATCTTTAACTTTCTTAATAACTACTCAGGAGGTGCTCATACGTTGGCTCAGCAACTTGACATTCCTGTTAATGAAGCTCAAGACATGATTGATAAATACAATGAAACATTCTTCGAAATGTACAATTGGAAGCTTAAAGAAATTGACAAAATGTACTATAACGGAGGAGTTGTCTTTAACGCGTTCGGTAGACCTCGTAATTTTAAAGGTTGGATAGACGTAATAGACATGAACCGCGAGAATTATGACGACCTTTTACAAAAACAAAGTGCAGAAAGAGCTGCAGATAAGGTTAAAGGAGCTGTAGAAAGACGTGTTAGTAGCCACATAATTCAAGGTACTGCGGGAGATATTCTTCGTTTGGTTCTTTATAGACTGTATAAGAGGTACTTTAAAAACAGAGATCCTCATATTGACTTCATGTCTACAGTACACGACGAAATTAACTATACTATAGATAAAGAAGTAACGGTGGAATATGTTCGTGAACTTGAACAGCTGATGACTTTTGATACCTTAGATAAGACACTTCCTATTACAACGTCAACAGATATAGGATTTACCTATGGTAACATGTTCCCGTTTGTATGGGAAGACGACACAAAGCAAGTATTAATACCAAAGAGAGTACATCATGCTTAAAATTTGACAAGATTTAGCATGCGTGATATTATGAAATAAGAGAGGGAAATAAATGAACTTAAAGAGAAGAGCTACTAGTGTAGTAAATTACATAAAATTCATATATTTTTTAAGTAAAGGAATATTCGGGAGTAACTCTCCAGAGGTTGTATTGAAAATGATTTGTAAATTTGTGACTCTGGAGGCTCCCTTTTACTCCAATAAAATTGTTATGGGGAGAAGTATGCAAAAGAGTATTGAACTCTTAAGTGTCTTAATACCTTCGTATATAGAGACAAAATCGGAAATAACATTAGACCAAATATTAGAAGTATTGAAGAGAGAATTTTTACAAAGAGAGAGCAAGAACTATGGCAGAAAACAATTTTAGAGCAGATAGATTAGAAGAAGCAATAAATACATACGGAATTGAAGTTAACCCTAATGTAAAGTGGGATAACGAAAAAATGATTAAGTTGTTAGGAGATTACTTTATCAGCTTAGAACCTCAAAAGTATACATGGGGAGCAAGATATGTACAGTCATTAAGTACTCCCATGCTCTGTAAGCATATGAAAGACGACTTAGACAAATTCCCTGTTTCACCGTTGGAATCAGACGACTATATAGCTGAAACTAAAATGAACGGAATGCGGGTTATATGTTGCTATTCTCCTGAAACAGGTTTTGAATTCTTCTCAAGAAGAGAAAGCAGCTCTAATTTCTTGAACGGGAACTTTACGAATAAATTCCTATTTATTGAAAAAGGTCTTATTTCTGAACCGAAAGATTATATCGGTAAATTTAATTATAGATTTGTAATTGACGGCGAACTTCTTATTGACGGTATTGAGAATGAGATTAAAACGTCACAAGTATCTATCGAAGACTACATTCAGAGTGTGTTCAGCTCCAATGTAGAAAGAGCAAGAGATTTCCAAAAAGACGGCCACCGTTTAAAAATGGTAGTTTTTGACGTTCTTTATTTTGAGAAGAACCCGTCAATTCCTGCTAATTGGACACCAAAGTATGAGTATGAAGAGAGAGAGATGACCCCTGAGGCAATTCAGTGGGTTGAGAAGCACTATTCTAAATACCTGAATAGTGCAGGGTTTACGAAAGGTGCTGGCAAAGTAAAGAAGCTCTGTCAGTACCTGTATTCCTTACGATTTACTAATGAAAATGACGTTAGGAAGTTCCCATTTAAAAAGCGCAGAGAGCTTCGCCATCT